TTGGCATTGATATTGGCATTGTTATTTTTGATACTTTTAATCACAAGAAAATGAGTAATTGGTACGATCCGAATAAAGCAAATGGCAAATGGGAAACCCCATCAAGGAGTTCACCACAAGGGGGTGGAACGCGTGGGTGTTTGTGCAAAGATGGCCGTACATATTCCCGAAAATGTTGTGATGGTACATTAAGAGCGCAAGGCATTGGAAACATTACGGGCAGAAATCGTGGGTTGGAGTTATACAACGAATACGATATTCGGGTAATTGCGAGTGGTGGAAGGGTTGAAGGGCGCGAATGTTTCATTGCCAAACTCAATAAATTGAATAATATAACAACTTAACCTCAAATCGTTTTATAGTTATGAGTATTTCAGCATCAGCATTTTCAGCGGGGTATACGGGTTGCAAAGTAATTAGCAATACCACGGCCACCACGGGTAGATTTCGGGGTTTCGTCATTAACGATGATGCCGTGATTGCGGCGATATTAGACAAAAGTGGGGCCAGTATTTTGGCATCTTTGGGTTTGGCGGGTGTAACATTGCGTTCGGGCGTATTTATTAGCGTTCCCGATGGCGATTACATTTCATCAATCACCTTGACATACGGATCAATCGTAGTATACGGGGAATGATTGGAATTTTTGTCACAAACTATCGTTACAAGGGAATCCCATTTTCGTTGTTCACGACCTATCGCAACCGAGTTGAATCGGATGGTGGGGTTGTGGAGGCATTCAGTTGTGCAATTGCAAAATTGAGATTGCCAGGCGTGAATGTGGGGCAGTATTATTTTGACCGATTTGAGATTAGAGTACTTGCCGATGGAGGTACAATTGAAGGTGAACAATGCACAGTAAATGCAATAAATAAATTAAACTTATGGGAACTTTATTAGATTTAGCAAGTTTGGTTACGATACCAAGCGGTTACAAAGTGGGTACAGTATATAGCGTTGTCCCAACGGATGGTGCGGGTGATTTGTCATTCACACGAAGCAATGACACCGCAACCCGTGTTGGCCCAAATGGGTTGATTGAAAAGGTGCGGACGAATTTGATTCTGGAAAGCCAAGCGTTGGCAACGACTTGGAGTGTTTTTGCCCCTTCTGGTGGTGGAACTATTGTGCGGACAAATAACTACGCAACCGCACCCGATGGCACGATGACTGCGACTCGTATTGTTAACACGGGTTCAAGTGCTAACCAATGGGTATATCAAGATTTTTCACCAAAGCCATCTACATTTTCAGTTTATGCAAAAAGGACGGGGGCAACCAATCAAACTTTTCGATTATTTGGAAATAATGGTGCGGTAGCAACTGGAAATTTAACCGCTACTGATACTTGGCAACGATTTAGTTTTACGATTGTAGCAGACACGGCAAAACCGATGGGCATTGCCGCTGATATTTCTGGCAATACTTACGATATTTTATTTTGGGGAGCGCAATTTGAAGACACGGATTTTGGAGCAACCGATTACATCCCCACAACAACCACGGCAGTATCAGTTGGCCCCGTTGCTAACCTACCCCGTTTGGATTACCTTAATAGCACTTGCCCCAATTTGTTGTTAGAACCACAAAGGACAAATGTTTTGACTTATTCCGAGCAGTTAAACAATGCGGTGTGGACTACATTAGATAATGTTTCTGTAAGTGCAAATGTGACCACAACACTTGATCCAAGTGGGTACTATGGTGCTGACAAATTAGTGGAAAACACCGCAAACGACCAGCATAGAATTTATCGTAGTGCGAGTGGTAGTGGTGCTACTTTTTCATTTTTTGCTAAAGCAGCGGGTCGTTCTTGGATTGCCGTATTGTCAAATAATGGTTCATTTACTTATTTTGACATAGAAAACGGAACGATTGGCACTATCGCAGCGACTTCGACCGCAACCATAACTAATTATGGCAATGGTTGGTATCGTTGTAGTGTGTATAATACGCATCCAAGTTTTGGAAGTCTTATTCAATTATCCACGGGAAATAATGTTACAAGTTATCAAGGCAATGGAACAAGCGGAGCATTTATTTGGGGTTGCCAATTAGAGGAATCAGCAACCTATGCCACTTCGTATGTACCAACATTGGGAGCAGCGAGTACAAGGGGGGCAGATAGTTGTTCTAAAACGGGTATCAGTTCTTTGATTGGTCAAACTCAAGGAACTTTGTTTTGTGATTTTAATTGGGAGCAAAAAAGCGGAGTGTTTTACGTAAATTCTATTTCAGATGGAACAATCAGCAACGATATTTCTATCTCTTTTGGAAATACCGCTGACAATCGATTGAGGTTTTTTATAATATCTGGCGGTAGTGATTCTGTTTTCTTTGATAGCGCCACGCTTGCATCGGGTAGGTACAAAGTTGCATTTGCCTATGCGAATAATGATGCAGTAGCATACATTAATGGAGTCCAGCAGTTTACCGATTCATCAGTTGTAGTTCCAGCGACAAGCGCATTTAAGTTTTTAAGAGCAAATGACACGCTTGGATTTAATGGAAATATTAATGAGCAACTACTTTTCCCAACTCGTTTAAGCAACGCAGAATTGGCACAATTAACAACCCTATAATATGCAAACATTTAGAAAATATGAGGTAGCCCCAACGACTTGGGAAACCTTACAAAAGGAAATACAAATCGAAACCACAATGCCCGATGGGGAAACTGTGGTATCATGGAACAATGAAATTGTATCGGTTGTGGTTGAGTTGGGTCAACTTTGCACAGAATGGGGAACGGATGCCGAGGGCAATCCAATTTGTGTGAAGCAAAATGCAAATGAAAGCATTGATATTGTTTGGGCGGATGAACCATTACCAAACTTTGCTCAATACCTTGTATGGCCTAATCCCGTTGGAGTAAGTTCAATGGGGTATAGTTTAGACACCGAATATGCACAAGCGTTTTGCATTGCAAACCCAAGTGCGGAGTATTGTCAACCACCATTACCACCGACTGAATAATGACCGCTCCGAAGATTAAACCAAATGCGTTGCCAGTTTCGTTTGACCAATTTCGGAAGAACCCAATTGCTGCCGTTGCTTTTTGTATGCTTTTGGCCGTTTCTTATCTTTACTTTGACCTTCGTTCGGGGTATAAGGAACAAATTGAAAAGGCAAACCAAAAGATAGAAGCATTGGATGTGAAGATTGACAAACTCACATACGCCCTTAAAAAGTCCGATTCGTGTTTGGCGGCCACTATGACCGAAATCCGCATCATGCAAACAATGAAAAAACTATGAAAAATCTTTTAATCGTATTTAGCGCATTGTTTATCACTGGTTATGTGTTCACAATTGCCAACGCCAAACCAAGCCCACAGATTGACGAAATAGACGCGTTGCTTAACAAGGTATCAAAAAACCTACAAAGTGCGGGAGAAGTCACCAAAATGGCTCAAACGATGAACGCAAAGATGGTTGAATCAAAGGTTGCAGAAAAAGAAGCGTTGAAAGCGGATGTTGCCAAGGCACAAGCCAAGGCGGAAAAGTATGCAAACACCATGATTTTTATGGGCATTGATACAGCGGACATAGACACGGCATCCATTTCAAACATGATTAAATTAAACGGGTTGTAATGGCAAAGGTTTCCAACACATCAACATTTCGTGCCAAGCCCAAACGCAAATTGGGAAGGCATACGAAGTCAGTTAACAAACACAAATCATCCAAACCATATAAAGGCCAAGGCAAATGAAAAAGATATTCGAGATTTTCAAAGGCGATAAAGGCGAATTGAGTTCCAAGCGGTTCGTGGGAATCATTGGGGCGTTCGTACTATTCGGAACGATGGCACACAATTCCATGTCACCACAAGATATTGCACCATCCAAAGAATTGGTGGAGGCGGTGGAATGGATCGTGATAATGTCATTGGGTTTTACATCAATTGATAAATTCAGCAAACAAAATGAAAATTAAACAAGTACCATTTCGGGCATACAATCGCGAAGCGGTGAAGAAAACCCAGGTGTATTTACACCACACGGCGGGAAACGGAAGCGGTGAACAAACCTTTGCGTATTGGGAAAAGGTAGCCAACAAGGTTTCAACTTGTGTTGCCATCAGTACGGATGGAACAATTGTGCAAGGATTTGGAAGCGAGTATTGGGCTTATCATTTGGGATTGGGAACAAAGCATTTCCAACCTTTGGGATGTCCTTATTTGCCATTAGACAAAACATCAATTGGTATTGAGGTTTGCAATTGGGGGCCAATCACCAAGAAGGGAACAAAGTTTTACAATTATGTGGGTGGTGAAATACCCGCCGACCAAGTAACCGAATTGGATAAACCATACAAAGGATACAAGTTGTGGCATTCATACACGGATGAACAAATCGCATCCATCAAAGACCTTTTGATCCTATGGTCAACCAAATACGGCATCCCATTGGAAT